CGTTGCGCGACGCTTGTCAGAACTACGAACGAATTCTGAGCCGCCCTGTGCGTGAGCATGGGGTAGCCAGGTTAGAGTTCGTACCAAAAGACTCCGGCGGTACGAGGACCATTGACCTTATGCCCGGTGTGTACATGTGGATCCAGCAGGCGTTGAAAACCTTGCTGTACACATACATCGAGCAAAATCACATTACAAAAGGTCAGGTCAATTTTACAGACCAAAATGTCAACCGTAGCCTTACCAGGTTATGGGAGAGGTTTGTGACCTTGGACTTGTCCAAGGCCTCGGATCGAGTGTCCTTAGCTCTCGTTAGGAGTTTGTTGCGAAACCAAAAGCGCCTCCTGATGTGGCTAGAGGCATGTCGCACCCCTGCTACTAATCTACCCAACGGACGCGGACTACTGTACTACAGGAAGTTCGCACCTATGGGTTCTGCTGTCTGCTTCCCTGTTGAAGCGCTAGTTTTCTACGCGCTGACTGCAGCGAGTTTGCACAGGCAGGGTATGCCCCTTCAGCTTGCTTTGAGAAAAACCTACGTTTACGGGGATGATATCATCATACCTCACGGATTCTTCCAAGGTTTACAGGAAGATTTCGCTCGCTACCACCTCCGATTTAACCCTGATAAATGCTGCATAAGCGGCAAGTTTAGGGAGTCGTGTGGAAGTGATATGTACGATGGGACTGATGTTACGCCCATACGTATGAAGAAGGTATACCCACGAGACGTAGACGGTTCCATCCCGATCATACCACTTGTGAGGCATTCCAACAACCTCTACGAGCAAGGGTATGTGGGTGCCGCGGCGGAGTTCCGGATACTGTTTTGTCGGGAGTACCCCGTAATAGGGGCCATGAATCTCCCGCACAGTCCTCACTCCGATTTACCTGTCCTGACGCTCCTTTCATCAGGAGTTTGTGAAGTGCCCTCGAGTACAAAAAGAGGTATCACTCGCATTAAGGGATGGGTTCTCAGCAAAGAGTATCTTGCTGTGCCTAAGCGGCTCGAAGCATCTTGTCTCCGTGAAGTCCTTTGTCACGGAGGTCCATTGGGCAGGATTACTGCCCTGTCGGGAAGGAAGGTTGTGAGTTACCGCTCTCTAGAAACGCGTTTCCCGTCTCTCCTCAAATTCGAGGAGATGTCCGTCCATGGCGGTTTTCGCCATAGCTCCTCGCCCACAGCTCTACAGTTAATCGTAGAGTTACAAGCGAAAGAGCAACGACGGGTGGGGGGCTCCGAGAGGAGCATGTTCCCACACGACGTTGGAAGAAGCGCGTAGAGAGGGAGAAGCACATGAGATTGACTGGGTAGTTTCCACCATCCAGCTAGGCC